GGGCAGCGCAGGCGGCGGCGACGCGTTCGCGCACGTCGCCGCGGACCGCCGACAGATGCTCGCGCGCGCGGTCGGCGACATGAAGCGGCTGGCGATATCGGGCTCGATCCAGGCGCGCTGCCTGGAATGCGGCGGCATGGGCCCGACGACGGCCGCGCTAGGCGACGCCAAGCTCCTCGACCTGCTACTCGCACGCATCGGCTTTTAATAGCGGGCAGCGGGTGGGAACGGCGGGGGATCAGGGTCTGCTCCGCGTCGTTCCAGCTCGGTGCGGGAAGCGCGATGTCGAGTGACATGCACGAACTGCCCCCACCTGTGCCGGGGCGGAATTACTGGTTTTGGTGGAAAGCGGCGGTTTAGCCGCATGATCCGGCGCCACGAACCCTCTTGAACCAGATCGGTTAAATAGCTTGACATCGTCACGCTCGTTTGGTACATAACAGGAACGCTGAAGAATTGCGGGTCGGGCAGGGTGGCCTGGCTGGAAACGGGCCGGGACGGTCGGGGTGGGAGCCCTGGGTGTCGCCGGCCTGTTCGCGTTTGGTGGTTCGTTCTGGGCAAGCGGGGGCGCGAGATGGTGATCGGGGTGGGGTCGGAGCTGGCGGCGGAGCAGGCAACGGAACGGGGGCGGGTCGGGACGGTCCTGAACGGGGGGAAGAACCGCGTCGTCCAGGCGCGGACGGTGCGCAAGGACGGGTGGACGGAGGCACGGCGCGCGGGGTTCCTGCTGGCGCTGTCGATGACCGCCAACGTGACGGTTTCGGCGCAGGGCGTGGGGATCACGCGGAGCGGTGCCAACGCGCTGCGGCGGCGGGAGCCGGCCTTTGCGGCGCTGTGGGCGGAGGCGCTGGCGAGCGGGTATGACCGGCTCGAAGAGGCGCTGTTGGCGGCGACTCTCGCGGCGTTGCAGGGGGATGGGGCGGGTGGTGCTGCCGGCTCCAATGCAGCCGGGCCCGGTGCTTTCAGTGTCGACGCTCTCAATGCCGATGGGGGGCGGTCGATCGGGATCGCGGCGGATGCGTTGGTGCCGGACTCGGGGATCGTGCGGCTGGAGAGCTTTCAGGCGGTGCAGGTCGGGCTGGCGATGCTGGCCCGCTATCGCGCGGCCGAAGCGGGGGGCGGGCGCAAGACGGGCAAGCATCGGCGGGCGACGGTCGCCGAGACGAACGCGTCGATCGCCAAGAAGCTGGATTCGCTGGCGAAGCGGTTGCGTGCGTCTTCGGGCGAGGAGGACGCATGAGCGAGGATGGCGCGGACGGCGAGGGTACGAGCGGGGGTGCGGGCGCTCCCGAGAGCGAGGACCGGGACGTGATCGCGGAGCTCGCGGCGTTGTCCGAGGCGCGGCGGGCGACGTTGATCGGCCGATTGTCGGCGGCGGAGCGGCACGAGCTGCATGATCGGTGGGAGATCTGGGCGCATCCGGGGCAGCATCTGGCGGCGGGGACGTTGGCGGATTGGGGGGCGGATGCAGGGAAGAGGGACTGGCGGATCTGGGTGATCCTGGCGGGGCGGGGGTTTGGCAAGACGCGTGCCGGGGCGGAGTGGGTCAGCCAGGTGGCGCGCGACAATCCGGGCGCCCGGATCGCGCTGGTCGGGGCGACGATCGACGATGTGCGGCGCGTGATGATCGAGGGGGAGAGCGGGCTGCTGGCAGTGGCGCGCGACGACGAGGCCCCGGTGTGGCGGGCGGGGCTGGGCGAGCTGAGGTTCGGCAATGGTGCGCTGGCGTCGGCCTATTCGGCGGAGGCGCCGGAGGGGTTGCGGGGGCCCGAGCATCATGTCGCGTGGTGCGACGAGATCGCGAAATGGCGCAACGGCAACGCGACCTGGGACAATCTGATGATGGGCATGCGGCTGGGGACGCTGCCGCGGATCGTGGTGACGACGACGCCGCGGCCGGTGGCGTTGCTGCGGCGGATCCTGGCGTTGCCGGGGGTGGTGCGGTCGCAGGGGCGGACGGTGGACAATATGCATCTGCCGGCGAGCTTCGTCGAGGCGGTGACGGCCTCCTATGCGGGGACCCGGCTGGGGCGGCAGGAGCTTGACGGCGAGCTGATCGAGGATGTCGCAGGCGCACTCTGGACGCGCGCGCTGGTGGAGGCGCAGCGGGTGGCGGTCGCGCCCGAGGTGACCCGCGTCGTGGTCGGGGTGGATCCGCCCGCCGGCAGTGTTTCGGGTGGGCCGGGGGATGCCTGCGGGATCGTCGCGGTGGCGCTTGGGGTCGACGGGTTCGGCTATGTGCTGGAGGATGCGAGCGTGTCCGGCGCCAGTCCGGAAGGGTGGGCACGCGCGGTGGCGGACTGCGCCGACCGGCATAAGGCGGACCGGGTGATCGCCGAGGCCAACCAGGGCGGCAAGATGGTCGAGAGCGTGCTGGTGGGCGCGGACCGGGCGATGCCGATCCGGCTGGTGCATGCGACGCAGGGCAAGGTGGCGCGCGCCGAGCCGGTGGCGGCGTTGTACGAGCGCGGGCGCGCCTGGCATGTCGGCGCGTTCCCCGAGCTGGAGGACGAGCTGTGCGGGCTGATCGCGGGCGGCGGGTATGAGGGGCCGGGGCGGTCGCCCGATCGCGCGGACGCGCTGGTGTGGGCGATGACGGAGCTGATGCTGGGGCCGGTGCGGCGGGTTTCGGTGCGGGTCTTGTAGGGTTCCGTTCTCCTGCGAACGCAGGAGTCCAGGGTCACGATCGGTGCGCTTGGTATCCTGGACTCCTGCGTTCGCAGGAGAACGGGGACAACGGGAGAACGTCATGAAATTGTTCGGGTGGAAATCCGGGCGCGAGGAATCGCGGCCGGTGTTGTCGCGTGCGCTCAGCGCGCCGGCGTTCGGGGATTTTCCGTTGGGGTACGAGGCGCAGGTGCGCGCGGGGTATCTGGGGAATGCCGTGCTGCAGCGCGCGGTAAAGCTGGTGGTCGAGGGCATCGGCAGTGCGCCGCTACTCGCGTCCGACCCGGCGTTGGTGACGCTGGTTAGCGCGCGATCCGGGGGGCAGTCGCTGATCGAGACGGTGGCGGCGCAGATGCTGTTGCACGGCAATGCCTATGTGCAGGTCCTGCGCGATGTCGACGGCGGCGCGGCCGAGCTGTTCGCGCTTCGGCCCGAGCGGGTCGCGGTCGAGGCGGATGCGAGCGGGTGGCCGGCGGCGTATCGCTACCGCGTGGGAGAGCGGGTGACGCGGCTGCAGGCGGATCCGGTTCGGCCGGAGGTGATCCACCTGAAGAATTTCAATCCGGTCGACGACCATTACGGGCTCGGGTGCCTGGGCGCGGCGTCGGGGGCGGTGGCGATCCACAATGCGGCGGCACGGTGGAACAAGGCGCTGCTGGATAATGCGGCGCGGCCTTCGGGGGCGCTGGTGTTCGATCCGGGCGACGGGACGGCGTTGTCGGGCGAGCAGTTCACGCGGTTGAAGACCGAGCTGGAGGAATCGTTCTCCGGCGCGGGGAATGCCGGGCGGCCGATGCTGCTCGAGGGGGGACTGCGCTGGCAGGCGTTGAGCCTGTCGCCGGCGGACATGGATTTCGTCGGGACGAAGGCGGCGGCGGCGCGCGAGATCGCGCTGGCGTTCGGGGTGCCGCCGATGCTGCTCGGGCTGCCGGGGGACAACAGCTACGCCAATTACCGCGAGGCGAACCGCGCGCTGTGGCGCCTGGGGGTGCTGCCGCTGGCGTCCGCGGTGCTGACGGGAATCGCGCAGGGGTTGAGCGGCTGGTTCGAGGGGGCGGCGATTTCGGTCGATCTCGACCGGGTGCCGGCGCTGGTCGAGGACCGCGAGCGACTTTGGGGAATGGTGAGCGCGGCGGGCTTTCTCAGCGACGACGAGAAGCGGGCGATGCTGGATATATCGGAGGTGGCGTGATGGATGGTGCGGTGTTGGCGCAGTTGATGCGGCAGGGCGCGGAGCGGGGCGTCGACCTCGTGACGCTGCGGGCGATCGCGGAGGAGGCGGGGGAGCTGGGCGCCAGCCGGGCGTTGGCGCGCGTGGCGCTCAGCGACGAACGCGCGCGGGAGGACGTGGCGGAGCTGCGCGAGCTGTTGGCGGCGTGGCGCGATGCGAAGCGGTCGGCGTGGAAGGCGGTCGCGGGGTGGATCGCGCGGCTGGCGATGGCGCTGATGCTGGCGGGGCTGGCGGTGAAACTGGGGTTTGCCGCGTGGTTGAAGTGAGCCCTCGATACGCCGTCTCGACAGGCTCGACAGCTACTCGGGACGAACGGGGCGGCGCGGTGGCGTTCGCGGGGTATGCGGCGGTGTTCGATGTTGTC